ATTAAACATTTTATTCAGCAATACGAAGTTAGTAACTTGATCTTAGAGAATATGGATCTAACCTCTATTCCTTATGGAGCTATTTCTTTTGCGCTACTTAATCCTAAAGTAAGATATATGTCGTTTAAGAATAATAGGTTCAATATTTCTATAACAGATCCTAGTGAGAAAGAATTTAGGTTAACTTTGCCTGAATTGCATAAATATACCGGAATAAGAAAGTTTTCCGATCCTTCTATGCTTAGGCAAGATCTTGAGTTAACTCACCCAGAGCATAACCCAAGAAGTCTTTCTTTTATGGCTGATCTACTGTCTTCTGTATGGAAAAGCATAACTCCAGAGATTGAGAGTGAGTTAGATAGACTAAACACAGGATCTAATAGATTATGTTTTTTTAAGAAAATAATAGAGATCGACAGTAAGCTTCCTCCGCTTACTATAATAGACAGCTCTAAGCTTCCAAGGACTAAGGCCCAGACAATGTTTTCTTTGCTGAAAAAGACCGCTTTAATTCTTATAGGTGCAGGAATATCAGTGACTCCACAAATAATAATAGCATTGCTTGGCGAACCAGAATTTGAGTGTGCTGACTTAGATTATTACATTCAGCTTTGTAATTCTACATTGTAAAAATTATTCAGCTTGCTAATATCGTACAAGTTTTAGTTCTATTTTTCTGTTTATCTTAAAGGAGTTTTCACTATGTGGAAAAAGATATCTGCTGTATGTATATTCTTACTACTTGTATTATTTAATTATACTAAGCCAGGTGTTCCTAAGGGTTCTTTAGTAGCTACCAGAAATTCGAGTACTGGTTTTAAGCCTATAGAGAGATTTACTATTTTTGATAATGTAGCTTGCCTAAAAAATGGTGAGTTTAGAAACATTCAGGTAAGTAGCCTTTTAAAATTTAAATCCATTAACGTAATCATTATAAAAACCTCATCAGGGATTCTGTGTTGTTCTAGAGAGGCAAGAATATTCTGTGTTAATAAAAATAGTTTTATAAGCGTAAAAGAGTTGAGTGTTGGGGATAAGATATTGAGTCATGAGTTAAAGTCTTATGATATTGAAGCGGTAACTGACTTCCAGACTACAGGTCCTCCTATAAGTTTTTATATTTTGTCTCTAAATAAGGTTCATAATTACTTTCAGGCTGATAGTAATGGTACTGCATTTTTAATGCACAATGTTTATGATGCTGTAGTTGAGTTAGTGTTAGAGGCTCCAGAAGTTATTCCTGAGATTGTTAAAGCTGCTCCGGTAGTAGCCGCAGCTACGGCTACTGTGGCAGCAGCTGCGGCTACAGGTATAGCTGACGCTACTAAATTACTTACACATAAAGGACGGGTAGAGGCTAGAAGGAAAGTTGCTGAAAAAGGTGCAAAACTAGAAAAAGAGCTACATGATAATAAGCTTGATAAAATGCTAGATAATATTTATGCAAGGCAGTTTCCAGATAGCTTTGAAAATACACATAGTTATGAAGAGAGGCAAAATATTAAGTCTTATTTAGCAGATACTCCTGAAAAGCGTGAAAGGTTCGAAGTCATGCAGGCAAATGGTTATCCACTTGATCAAATTGCAAGTGAACTTGGTAAGTTTGCTCCTCCTGCTGTAAGAGAACGTTCTAGGAAAGATAAAACAACAGACAGAGAAGCTAAAAGAAAAGCAGAAGAAGATAAAAAGCAGACCGACAAAGCTGAGGCTGACCGCAAAGCCGATTTAGTTAGTAAAGTTAAAAAGAAGGCTGAGCATATAGCAACAAATACATCTATAGAAGAAACAATTAAGCAGGTTAATAAGAATTTAGATGCAACTGAAACGGTTACTGCTGCAGCTGTTTTGTCTTCGGCTCAAGAGTCAGCGACTCAAGAGTCAGCGGCACCTGTGTCCTCGACACCTGTAACTGATCAGGGGCCTTGTGAGACATTGGGTGATATTGTTGTCGAGCCGATAGTCACTGAAGAAAAAACAGATACTACTTCAACGGGTCCTGAGCCTATTCCTGATAATACACAGACCAATGAAGTTCCTGTTGATGTGTCTAACGCAAGTATACCTAAGAGCCAAGATAGACCTCGTATGGTACCACGAGTTACGCCTACATTCGTTCCAGCTTCATCTCCTCATGTTAATGTTCCAGAATTTACTCCTGCTCCTGCTCCTAGGCCAACACCAAAAGCGTCACATGTTCCGTCTGGTCCTACTTTTTTTGAAAACGCTTGGGATGCGACCAAGATGGCTGGAATAGGACTTGGAGGTGTTGCGTTGGGTGTTGGTTCTGCGTTGGGTACAGCGGCGATGATAGCCAAGCAGAAGCTAGACGAGAATGAAGAGAATATTGATGCTTTCTTTAAGTTACTTCAAAGGGCTCAAAATTTAGGTAAGTAAGTTTACTTTTTTATTTTTTTTGTAGGGCAAGACGGCTTGCTCTATTTTCTATATATGGCATACTTTTAGTAGGGAAATAAAGGCTTTTTTAACTTGCGGGGGAATCATGAAAAAGATACTTTTGTTATTATTTTTAAGTTTTAATGCTAGGGCTTCCAACCTTAACGTGCTTAGTTTGGCTGATGTTGATAAGATGTCGCCTATAGATAAGCATGTTCTTATGAACAAGGTTGAGAAATCGGCTAACGCTATCGTTGATGGCTTTGATAGCTTTTTGTCTCGCAAAGGTGCTATTAGGGCTACATTGGTTGGTTTACCAACAATTATGCTTTACTGCTACCTTTTCCCACCAGAACCTGTTGGTGAGCTTTTGGGTAAGATCTTTAATTATGGGATTGATTCTGTTGCTAATGTTGGTTCAAGGGTCATATCTAAAACATTTAGTAATAGTGATAATCTTTCTGTTTTAGTTTCAAGTATAGGTGAGCTTGAGGGTAAGTATCACCTTAGTAAAGAGTTGGGTCACACTCAGGCAATGTGGGATATGCTTTATGAAAAGCCTCTGGCTACTATCTCTCTTATGGCATCATCGGCTTCTGATAAAATATGGAACAGTGGGTTGCCGTTTCTTTCGGTGATTTTGGCTAATAAATTATTTAATGTAAGATGATCTAGCATTGTGCCGTTGTTTTTTTAACTAAAAGCAAAGTGTTTATATATTTTAATGATTTCGGTCTATTTTATTTGTTGGCACAATGCTATACTGCTAACGTTTCTTGTAGGCGTTGTAGGGTTTCTAAAGTTTCCTTGCGGCGCCTCTTTTAATATCTCTTGAATATTCATTCATAATTACTCTATAATAATCTTGGCGTAGGACGTTAAAGTCCCGAGCTTCGCCAGTTCAAACCGCGTAGAGTGTTTCACTCCGGCCTCGCAAGCCATGACGTATTAGGCTTTAAGTCTAACAGGCTCGTCACCTTATGAAGTTGTTGTTTTAATTAAGAACAAATTAATAAGGAAATCTAATGGCAATAGTTTCTACTTCTACAATGCCACCAGCAATTCAATTAGCTTTTGATAATAAGATTTTAGCTACACCAACACAAAAGAACATTCACGGTCTTTTTGCGTTAAAGGCTACTAAAGCTAAAAGAACTGGTGAGTATTATCGTTTTAAAAGATATGAAGAACTTCCTACAGCATTGGTACCACTAAGTAATACTGGTGAGACCCCAGCTCCTGTGCAACCAGAATCATTATTTATTGATGCTAAGATTCAACATTATGGACAATGGATGTCGGTTAACGAACAAGTTGACTTAAATTCACAAGATCCTGTATTGAATCAGCTATCAATAAGATTTGGTGTAGCACTTAGAAAGACAGAAGACCAGCTTATCAGAAATATGCTTGCAACATCTGCAACATTGGTTAACTGTGTAGCCGGAACAAACGGAAATATACCAAGTAATATTACACGTTATGATATAGATCAAGCAGTTCAGACTCTTAGGGGTAATGATGCTGTTTACATTTCAGATTCTATTGAAGGTGCTAATAAATTTGGTACAGGCCCGGTAAGAAATGCATTCTTTGGAATGTGTGATACCGACTTATCAACTGAAATTAGCAATACATCAGGTTATATCGATGTTGCTAATTATCCATCTCAGGGTGGAATTTTAAGTTCTGAAATTGGTGCTGTTGGTGGTATAAGATTCTTAACTTCATCTGGTGGTTCAAAATCAGTTGGAGCTGGAGCTTTAACTGGAACTGACGTTTACAACGTATTTGTCACCGGTATGGAAAGTTATACTTCTATACAACAAAGCGGTGCAACGGCCAAGTTTATTTACAGGCCTCCAGAACTTAATGATCCGTTGGCTCAGAATTATACTTTGGGTTGGAAAATGTCTCACGCTTCAAGAATCTTAAATGATCTATGGATTTTAAGATTAGCTTGTACTTTAGCTTAATAAGGAGATTCTTATGTCATTTGGAACAACCATACAGCAAGGCTCTTTTACTAAGACCGATGCTCTTTCATATAATTTAGTTTTAAGATCTGGTTTTGACTGGATCAAGGTTGTAAATATTACACAAGCTGCAGCTACAAATAATGGCTATGGTTTTGAGTATTTTTGGCAATATGGAATGGGTTCTACAGGTGTTATGAAATATCATCCTGCAGGAGACCATACTGTAGCTGTTGATACTTCAGCCAATGCATTTACATCATTTGATAGCTCGGAAAACCCATTAACAGCATTAGTGGCTATTACAGGTGGTACTAACGCAACTCAACCTGTTTATTCCACTGCAAGCACATCAGGCCTTTCTGATGGTGATATTGTGCGTGTAACTGGTACAGCTCATACCGATATTAACGGTTTAGATTTTTCTATTGATACTGTTGTTACTAATACATCTTTTAGATTAGCTAATACGTTGCAACAAGCTCCTGGTGTAATAGCCGGTGCTAATGGTTATTGGAGAAAAGTTAAGTACGATCCTATCTTTTATCCAAGATCTCGTAATATCGCTAACATTACACAAGCTAACCCTGGCGTAGTTACAACTTTAGTTGATCATGGTTTTACCACAGGTCAAAAAGTTAGAATGACTATCCCTTCTGGCGGTGGAATGGTAGAGCTTCACGATCAATTGGTGACAGTTACAGTTGTTGATGCTGCAACATTTAGTATCGGTGTTGATACATCTGCGTACACTGCATTTGCTTATCCATTAGCTGGGGTAGCTTATACTCCATCTATGGTTACACCTGTTGGATTAGAAGCAACAAGTACATACGCAGGAACTTTAGGTGATGCTACATATAATAATGCTGAGATTGGCGTTACTTTGGCTGGAGGAACCACAGGTCCTGGTGGAAATAATGGTGATACAATTTACTGGATGGCTGGTAAATCGTTTAACATCTAGTTTCAGGATGCGTTTAGGCAAAAAATAAGCATGGGGGACGATGTCGTCCCCTCTATAAAATAGAGGAGAATAATGAAGGCAGTTAAAAAGGGTGATATTAATTTGAAAGCTTTGAGGGAAAAACTAAGGGAGCCTGTTAAAGGGCAGTTTAGGTATCATGAGTCGCCAGGGTCAACGTTTAAGTTTTCGTATGGCAGTAAGTTTAAAGGTATTCCTATTGAAACTTATATTATAGCTGACAATGAAGTTAGGTATTTGCCTTTAGAGGTAGCACAGCATTTAAACAGTTGTTCTTATTTAATTTTTGATACTTTTAAGGATGCTAACGGAAAGCCTATATCTAGAATAAAGAAAAAAGAGAGAAGGGTTTCGTTTGATTCGTTATCTTTTAATCCAATAGAAGATGTTGGAGACGACAATAATTTGATAGTTGAGGCTGAGCCTCTTGTTCAAATGAAATAGGAAGTTTAATGGCTATTTTTTCAGTTCCATCTAGTCCTAACATTGTGCCGGCAACAAAGCTTATTATAGCGATTACGCAGGATAATCCAGCTTTAGTTACGACTAGCGATGCTTATCCTACTTCTGTTGACCCTAATCATTATTATTCAACTGGTATGAAAGTAAGGCTTCGTATCCCAAGAGATTTTGGTATGTATCAAGCTGATAAGCTTATAGGGACTATTACGGTAGTTAGTGATGATACATTTACGATAGATATAGATACTAGTGGTTTTGATCCATTTTCTATTCCTACAACTTTAAGAAGAAATTTTGCTCAAGTTTTTCCCGCTGGAGAAATAGCCACTAAATTAGATGGGGCTACATATAACAATAGGAGTTCTAATGTCTGATAGTACACTTTCTACGTTGGAGCAGATAAGGATAAAGGTTAGAAGGCTTACAAGAAGCCCGTCTGCCAATCAGTTATCTGACCAGAATATAGACGATTATGTAAATACTTTTGTTCTTTGCGATTTTCCTGAGCATTTAAGGATATCGGCATTAAGAACAAATTTCTTTTTTTATACGCAGCCTTACAAAGATGTTTACGAGAATGATACGACTAATTTGTATTCACCTTTGTATAACTTTATAAATAAGTACACGACATTTCACCCTCCTATCTATGTAAACGGTTTTATAAGTTCATTAACGTTAAATGCTACTGATTTTTATGCATCTTTTCCTAAGACTTCGTATTCGGTTGATATAGGGACAGGGGATGGAGCCACAACTAGTTTTTCGGGTACCTTATCCAATGTTCCAATCTTGGTTAATAGTGTGCAGTTTAGTTCTGTAGATATTTCCAATGATGGTCTTATTGTGTATGACGATGGCTTGGGTAATTTGTACGAAAATACTCCGGCAGCTCAAGTTAATGTGGGTAACATTAATTACCAAACAGGCGCTTATACCTTTACCTTTCTGTCTGCTGTTAAGGATCAGACTTCTGTTTATGCTCAGACTTATCCATTTACTCCATCTAAGCCAACATTAATTCTTTATTACGATAACAAGTTTACTGTAAGACCTATTCCTGACCGACCTTATAAGATAGAGATGGAAGCCTATATAAGGCCTACAGAGCTTTTAAGTTCTGCTCAGTCTCCAGAGCTTGCTCAGTGGTGGCAGTATATAGCTTATGGAGCAGCTAAAAAGGTATTTGAAGATCGTATGGATCTTGAGAGTGTTTCGTTGATTATGCCTGAATATACTAAGCAGGAAGAGTTGGTACAAAGAAGAAGTATTGTTCAGCAATCTGATCAGCGCTCTGCGACTATATATTCAAATCAGACTGAGGTGGGTCCGTTTAGCAGTAATAAAAATGATGGTAATCCATGGATATGATATTAATTTTATTGGCATCATTTGCCATTTTATATTTAGTTTTTGCATATTTAATGTTTATCTAGAAGGAGAGTGTAATGGCATGGCAATCAGGAAAGCCAGAAGCAACAGATAAGCTTAGGCTGTCTCAGGACGACTTAAAGGGTAATTTTACTGAACTTGATACTTATTTAAATGTTGATCATGAAGATTTTAATGCAGTAAATGGTCAAGGAAAACATAAGCAGCTTACGATGCCTCAACAGGCTGCGGCTACTAGCACTGGAGCAACAGAGTTTGCACTTTATACTAAAACTAACGGCACTAATCCGGCTTTATTTTTAAGAAAGCCTAGTGATGGAGCAGAAGTTGATCTAACTACTCAACCAACGGTATCTACAACACTTCCTAACGGATTGATTATGAAATGGGGTACCGGAAGTATTGCGCTTGGAAGTTATTTATCTGGAGCTATAACGTTTGGTACAGCGTTTCCTAATGGAGTTTTTATTTGTCAGATATCTGCTAACGCAGGTAACACTGGTGCAGCCCAAGATTATGTTTTTTTTATTAATACGTTTAATCAAACAACGCTTAATGTCCAACGGAATAATTCTTATGTAGGTACAGTTGGATATTTTAATTATTTAGCCTTGGGGTATTAATATGGGATTTGATCGTTTTTTGATAGCACCATTTGAAGCTGGTCTGCAAAACGACTTATCTCCATGGTTGCTTCTCGAAAATGCCTTTGCCTAAACTCTAGAGTTAGGGTTTATCTTACTGATACTGATGGTGCCGGAGCAGCTGCTGGTAATATACCTTTGTCTACGGGCAATATAGGGCAGGCTTTTTCTATTGGTTCTGATATTTTTACCGTTTATCAGGCTACTGGTGCTGTTTATTCTACTGGTTCTGGTACAGGGACATTTGATACTACAACTGGGGCTTATACATTTACTGGAGCAAGCGCTGCCGCTGCGATTTACTGGTATCCATCTACTCCTATAATGGCATATTTTAATTACGAAACTAAAGATATTTCTAATACCCCGCTTTATGCTTTTGATACTAATTTTGTGTATTCATTTTCTAGTAATTCTTGGTTAAGAAACGGAACAACTGTCTGGCATGGAAGTGATAGTGATTTCTTTTGGAGTACTAATTGGACAGGCTCTACGGTAAGTGAGACTTATACATTTGTTTCTAACTTTCATGTAACTAATAAGACTGGTGCGGCTGTAGGTGCCACAGATGATCCTATTTATTATTTTAACGGTGCTTCTACATGGACAGCGTTTAGTCCTGAGATAACAGCAGCAGCCAATGTGGCAACAAACAAGGTTTTTACCGCAAAAATAGTTGTTCCTTTTAGGAATCGTTTACTTCTTTTCAATACTATAGAGCAAGATGCCGCTGGTACTACAAATACTCAGTATCAGAATAGATGTAGGTTTTCTCATAACGGTAGCCCTATAGTTCCTCCGGTTGCGGCTGGAACGTTTAATCATCCTTGGCTGGAACCTAATCAGACTTATATTAGTGGTGCAGCAACATATAAAGCTTCTGGTGGTGGTTATATAGATGCGCCAACAAAAGAAGCGATAGTTTCGGCTGAGTTTATAAGGGATAGGCTTATTGTTCACTTTGAAGATAGTGTCTGGGAGTTAGCTTATAATGGTAACCATATTTTACCTTTTGTGTGGCAGCAACTAAATACTGAAATAGGAAGTGAGTCTACATTTTCCTCTGTGGGTTTTGATAAGCATATATTAACTGTCGGAACAACAGGTATTCACTCTTGTAATGGGGTAAATGTTGACCGTATAGATGAGAAGATACCGGATGATATATTTAAGTTAAGATACTCAAATAATGGAAGATTTAGGGTATCTGGAATAAGGGATTTTAATACTGAGTTAGTGTACTGGGCTTTTCCAGATACGAACGCTGGTCGCTATTCTGAAACTTTTCCTAATAAGGTGCTTGTTTATAACTATAAAGAGCATTCATGGGCATATAACGACGATACATTCACTGCTTTTGGGTATTTTGATACTCAGCCAGAGAAGACTTGGGCTGATATGGGTGATATGACATGGGAAGAAGCTGATTTTGCTTGGGATGAAGGAGTTAATCAGGTAGGTGCTAAAAAGATTGTTGCTGGAAATCAGCAGGGATTTTGTTTTGTAGTTGAGCCTACTTTAAATAGCAATGCTCAAAGCATGCAAATAACCAACTTGACTGCTGGTTCTGTTTATACACGATTAGTGATAATAAATCACACTTTAAAGGTTGATGATTATGTTTATATTACGAATATTAATGGGGCTGTTTTAGCTGATGGTATTTATAAGGTCATAAATGTGACTGACGAGGATACTGTTGATATAGATATAGATAGCTCGGGGACTTATACTGGTGGTGGAACTGTTTCAAGGGTATCTGAGGTTGATATAAAGTCTAAAGAGTTTAATCCCTATATTAAGCAAGGTAGGGATGTTCATTTATCTAAAATATCTTTTTATGTATCTAGTAGTACGGCTGGAGAGGTTACTGTTGATTATTATGTATCTTCATCAGGTTTGCCATTAATAAATGAAGGGAATGCTAGTGGTGTATTATTTGGAGATTCTCCTAATGTGTTGGATTTATCGCCATATTTTTTGGAGCCTCTGGAATACACTCAACAACGTTACTGGCATAGCTTATCTTTTGAGGCAGAGGGTGAGAATGTCCAAATAAGGATACATCATTCAGAGTCTCAGATGAAAGATCCAGCTATATCTCTTTCAGGGTTTACGTTGCATGGTATGATACTTTATACATTGCCTACAAGTGAGAGGGTTAGATAATGAGTTATAAAGATGCTGGTTCATTTGTTCCCACTACTCAGTTATGGGAGGCTTCTAGGCTAAAAGAAGTAAATGTAACTAGCCCTGAGTTTAAAGAGCTTTTAGTTAGGCTTTATCAGAATATTAACCAGATAGCCATTGGCTTGAACAATAAAGAGACTGGTATCTTTGATACAGAAGAGTTTGTAACAGGCTCTACGTTCTTTCCTAATACCTCTTTAAGTTCTTCTGGTAGTACGACTGCAATAAGAAGACAAGTCTATCGTAAGGTTATTAATATTCCGGCTATGAGATCTTCTGCTGGAGCTACTACTTACGCTCATGGCATAACATTTGATTCTAAACTTACATGGACTCGTATTTATGGAACAGCTACTGATTCAACGGGTTTTATTGGATTAACTATCCCAAGTTATAGCGCGGTAGCTGCGGACATTGTTACTATGAATGTGGACGCTACAAATGTTAATATAACGGTTGGTAAGGACATGAGTGCTTATAAAGCGTTTATAGTTTTAGAGTGGATTATAAATTAGGAGAGTAGATATGGCATTTCCATTATTACCGGTAATTATGGGTGCACTTGGTGCTACAGGTGCTGGTATGAATTTATTTGGTAAGTCTAATCCTGAACGCCAAATAAGGACGGACAGATACACTGAGGGACAAAATACTGGTTTAGATCAGTTGATGAATATGGGGCTTCAGAACATGGATATGAAGGGCGTAGAAGACTATGCCATGAATAAGTTTCGTTCTGAGGTAGTTCCGTCCCTTGCTGAGAGGTTTTCGGGTATGGGTTCAGGAGGAGCTCAAGGTTCAAGTGCTTTTGGTGCACAACTTGGTGGAGCTGGTGCAGATCTTATGGGTCAGTTAGCAGCAATGAGACCACAGGTAGGTATGCAGCAGTTACAGATGGGTATGCAGCCAAGGTTTGAGAGTATTTTTGAGCCTAAATCACCGGGTAAAATGCAGCAGATGGGAGCAGGTTTGATGCAAGCTGGAATTGGTGGTTTTATGCCTGCTATGCAGATGGGGCAACAGCAAAAACAGTTTAATTCACAGAACAAAATTTCTCAGATGATGCAAGATCCAGATTTTCAGGCATTTCTAAAAAGTAGAGGAATGTAATGGCACAAATACTAAAAAAAGATCCAGATATAGGGGCTCAAGCTTTTAATACAGGGTTGTCTACCGGTTTGCAGCAGTTAATGAATATGAAGATGCAGGATTTACAACAAAGAAGACAAAAGTTTGATAAGTCTCAAGCTTTTAGGTCTATGGGTATTCCTCCAGAATTGGCAGAAAATTTAGGAAGTTTAGATCCTAAGGTTCAGCAGATTTTTTTAAATGAGATGATGCCAAAATTTGCGGATAATATGCAGCAAGGTATGGGTGATCCAGCTCAGCTGCTTCAAGAATTTCAAGCATATAAACAGCAACAGGCACAAGCTCCACAGGAAGATGAGCTTTCTAAAAGTATGCGAGCTTTAGGTATGTTTAATTACAATCCAGCAGATCAAGGCGTAAGAGCTTTAATGGGAAGCCAGTCACCTTCTAGTGAAGCTCAGCCGGATCAAGGTTTAGAAGGCATAATGAATTTAATGGGTTCTTTGTCTAATGGCCAGCAGCAAATGGATCGTGACGATGTGAAGGTTGATAGGCAACCAATTTTATCGCAAGAAGATCCAATGAGGGGTATGACTCGTTCTCAGCGTATTGCTTATGACAATAGGCAAAAAGAGCTTAAAAAAGAAGAGCGTGAGAATCGTAAGGAGCTTGTTGCGGCTAATAATAGTCCTAGTAATCAAAAATTTATGGATAAGCAGTCAGACTTAAATAAAGACGCTATAGAGAATGATTATAGATTATCTAGAATGAAAGAGCTTATTAGTAACAAAGATTTAAATAGACCTGCATTTGTTAATTTATTGAATACTCTGAAAAAGGGTATATTTGGATTTGGAGCAGATTTTAAGTATATGTTGTCAAAAGATTCTCAAGAGTTTGATAAATTAAGTAAAGATATGCTTAAAGGTGCTAAGAATATATTTGGATCCAGGCTTACTGATGCCGATATAGGTATTTTTATGGATATGGTTCCGACTTTAAGTCTAACTAGAGATGGAAAAAACGCTGTTATAAGAAATATTGAAATATTCAATAAAGGTGTTTATGCCAGACAAAAAGCAATGGACGATATAATGGCTGAAAATAAAGGTTATGCTCCAGCAAATATGAAATCCATAGTTGAAAGAAGAATTAAGCCTGAATTAGACCGTTTAGCTGAAGAGTTTAGGTCTGGACCAGCTAAAAAGCCTAAAAAAGACTATGGAGTGTTTAATCCTAAAGCTGTTGGTGGAGTTGGATCTATCAAAGATGTTAGAAATGCATTATTTGGAAAAGCTTAATTAGATCCAAATATAGATTTTAGTATGTAATAAATAGCTATAAATGGTAGGAAATAAATAAATAATCCTATCTCTATTACTTTTATGATTATTAGGGCAAGTGTTTTTATGGTAGCGCTTGCTCCTTTAAACAGGTTTTGGTTTAGTTTTTCCATTTTTAGTCCCACCGAACTGTTTTATTGGTTATCTTTTTTTAGTAGTGCAGCCATTAGTCGTTTTATTAGAGTAGACATTGGTATATTATGTTTTGCTGCGTATGTTTTAAATCTTGTATGTAGTTCTGCGTCTATTTCTATGGTCATTTTTTTTTGTTTACTGGTTGAACAATTCTCCATCTAGTTCGCCTTTAAGTTTTGGGGTGATTTTTTTTATATGCCATCCGTATTTTACTTTTTTTCTGTATTGTTCGAGGTTTAGATTCTTAAGTTCAGGAATTAATTTATAATCTATGCTTCCTTTTTGTTCAATGGAGTAGAATACAAAGTTACTGCTTCTACAGCTTTTATACTCAGAGAATGCTTTTAGTTTAGATGTTAGTTTTAATTCTATACCTTGAAGGTATCTTCTTTGTTCTTTTATTTTGTGAAGTTCTTGTGCGACTTTTTCCCATTGTTTATCACGTATCTCGAATAAACTAATATTCATATTTTGCCCCGTCCATAAAAATTATTATTTAGATCCCTAATCTATTAACAGTATAGCTGTAAAACTGTATTAATGCAACTATTTTTATAAAAGACTTCAAAAGAGGTGTGTTAAGGGTTTAGGGTTGTATTGGTAAGTGTGAAGGTATTAAGATTTTTTAGGAGAGAGTAATGGCTTTTGATAATAGGTTTAATCCGTTTGATGTTACGCAGGATTTGTATGTTGGTCCTGTGCCTATAGTTGCAGAAAGAGCGCCTACAACTGCTGATAGTAGGAATATAGAGCTTGGTACTGTATGGATAGACAAGACTAATAATGATGCATACTTCTTGACTAGTGTTGTTTTGGGAGGAGATGCTACATGGATTAATGCTGGGGGTGGAAGTGGTTCATTTTCTGCTATTACAGTAAATCCTGGTAATTTAACTGTTACTGCGGGTAATTTTGAGGTTTCTGCTGGCTCTGTAACTTTGGGTGCTTTTGGTCATGGCATTTTACAGTCTGATGCTTCTGGTGTTATTTCTTCTACTACTGGAACTAATGGACAAATATTAATAATGGGTACAGGTGTTGCTCCTGCGGCGGCGCTACCTACATGTGATGATGGTTCTATAACTATTGTTCCTGGTTCGAACTCGCTTATTTTTAGGGCAACAGGTGCAACAGCAAGTACTTTTGTAACTGATGTTGCTGGTCCTGTTTCTCCGTTAGCTGGAGCGACAACGATAACTGGTGGTACTAATATTTCTACAGATGGAACAGTTGCTAATACAATAACCCTTGAGCTTACAGATGATATTATAGCTGCTGCTTCATTAACAGCCACAAATGACTTATTTATGCTTGCTGGTACATGTACAGTTACCTCTGATGATAATGCTGCTCAGGCTATTTATTTACACACTGACGCAGGTACATTAGAGACAATAGATATTCATGCTGATCAGGGAACTGACGCTGCATCTATATATGTTCACTCTGATGTTGGTGGTTTAACCTTTGCTTCTGGTCTTGCAAGTGCAGATGCATTAAACTTTAGTGCTTCTGACGCTGCAGGTGGAATGGATTTTGATTACGGAACAAATGGAGCCTCATTTGTTGGTGCAAATGGAGCATTCACAGTTGAATCAGGAACAGCTGCTGTAAATATTGGTACTGACGCGGTAGCGCATACCGTCACCGTTGGCTCGACAACAGGCGCTGCAAGCACCGTAATTCAGTCTGGTACCGGTGATACTCTTATTACTTCAACAGGTGATGTTTTAGTAGACGCTACTAGTTTATTAGAGTTTAACTCTTCTGGCGGAGTAATGTCATTTGGAAATGATGCCGTAGCTCAGAATATGAATTTTGGCACAGGGGCTGCAGCTAGAGTTTTGACTTTTGGCAATACATCTGGTGCATCTAGTTTTATTGTAGATTGTGGAACTGGCGGTGTGTCTATTGGTGAATCAGCAACCGATCACTCTACCACTATTGGTGGAACAACCGGCGTTTCTGCGCTTACTTTACAGGCAGGAACAGGTGCAACAACTATAACAGCTGGCGGTATATTTGATGTTAATGCTGTGGGTGATGTAACAATAGATACAGCTGGAGTAGTAGAGCTTAACTCAACAGCTGCTGCTATAGGTATAGGTAACGATGCTGACGCTTTTGGCGTAAATATAGCAACTGGGGCTGCAGCACGTGATGTTGTAATTGGCAATATTACAGGTGCAACATCATTTACACTAAATGTAGGAACTGGAGACTGTCTCTTAGCAACTTCAGCAACAGACCACACAACAACACTTGGATCTACAACCGGTGTTTCTGCACTTACCTTACAGGCTGGCACTGGAGCAACCACTGTAACAGCTGGTGGCGTATTTGATATTAATGCAACAGGCGATGTAACGCTTGATGTATCTGCAGGAATATTTGATTTATCTACATCCGGTGCTATAACAGTTGATTCTTCTGGTGGAACAATAGGTGTTGGTGTAGACGATATTGATCAAGCTATAAATATTGGTACAGCTGGTGAAAGAGCTATTGGAATTGGTAATGCAACAGGTGCTACTGCTGTTACATTAACTGCTGGATCAACAAACGGTATTGTGTTTGCAAGTTCTGGTAATATTAAGCTTACACCTGCTACGGATACACAAGCTGCTGCTGCAGTTACAATAAATGCCAAGGTTGGTGTTGCTACATTTACTGGTCTTACAACAGCTGCTGCTGGAACACAAGATTTAACTATTACAAACAGTGAGATTTCTGAAGGTTCTGGGGTTATTGTGACTGTTTCTAATTTGGGAGCAAATGATGCTCAGATGATTGCGACAAGAACGCTAACGGCTGCTGGTTCGGTAGTAGTAACGGTTCGAAATGATGGCGCAGCTTCATTGAATGGTAATATAATTCTTTCCTTTATAGTATTGAATTAATTGTTAATATTATTGTGTGTTAATAATTACATAATTATATAAATAAAGGGAAAAGTATGTCTGAAGAAAACAGCAAAAAACAGCGTGATCCAATAGTAAACTATATTCCGTTACTTAATTTAATTATTAAGGATAAGCAGTATAGTTTTTTATTTCCTCATGGTTCATCGGTTGAAGAGTTAGAAGAGGCCGTAAAAGGTTTTCAGGCTAAGTTAGACCTATTAAGGGTTGAAATCACCGAGGCAAAAAAAGCTCAAGAAGCTAAAGAGGGATCTGATTCGCAACCTACTGAACAGAAATAAATAACACGATTATTAAGACACGATATAATTCAAGGGCTGCTTCTGTAGAGGAAGTGGCCCTTATTAAATAGGAGAGAGTGATGTCGAAAGATTTAGTAAAACCTGAGGTGGTGCAGTCGTTTAACAGTGCTGGTTTAACGGGTAATTTTCAGGCTGTTAATGTAAATGGTTTTTCTGGTGCGGCTTTCAAGATTCGCATAATAAATGATAGTGACGTTCCGGTTTCGGTTAGTTTTAATGGGATAGATGCTAATGATTTTGTTTTAGAGGGTACTGATTTAACGTTAGATTTTCAGAATAACAACCAGCCTGGCAATAATAAGTGTGTTTTTCCTGCTGGAACTATAGTCTATTTGGCGGGTGGAGCTGGAACAGGGTTTATATACGTTACTGCTTATTCTCAGGAGGTTTAAATGAAAAATAGTGTAAGAATAGAGTTTGATGAAATAAGAAGCCTTGCTTTTGGGTCTATTTTAGGTGGTACGTATACAGCTGTTGGTTCGGCGTTAAGTTATCCGGCAAGAATGGTAATGATTCAGAATTATACTGATGCTTTGTTGATGTTTTCTACTGATGGTTCGACAGATAATTTTGTTTTAGGTGCTTATAGTCAACTGATTTTAGATATAGCTACAAACAAGACGGATGATTCTGGCTTATATTTATCTGCGGGTTCTAAGCTCTATGTTCAACAGGAAGATATACCATTAGTTGGTAAAGTTTACTTCTCGGTTCTTTATGGTTCGGAGGATTAATAATGTCACAACTTTCTAGGGTTTTTTTTTCTAATAGCTTACTCACTACTATTACTGGAGATGCTGGTGGGGCGTTAAGTCCTGATGGTGCTGGTAATATAAATATAATAGGTGATGGAACTATAACTACATCTGGAGCGGGTAATACGTTAACTATAAACTTAGGTGGAGCGTTAGCAACTTCATACTTAACGGACGATGCTAACTCTGCTATTCCAGCTTTAAATGTTTTAACTGTTGCTGGTGGTACCAATATAGGTACAACGAGTGCAGGTAGTACTGTAACAATAAATTTAGACGATGTTATTACTTTGGGGACGATTAACGCTAATATTTTTCAGACTAGGGTAGCTGCTACTGGTCTTGCAATGTCTGGAAATAGTATTGTAGCGAATGGAACCGATGCCGACATAGACATAAACATAACCGCCAAAGGTACAGGGAAGGTTGTTATAAACGACTTAAGCCTTGGAGCTGCCTTAGATGTTCCTAATGGTGGAACAGGTGCAGCTATGCACACACCTTTTGCTTTGCTTTCTGGTGCAGGAGCAGCTTCTCTTTCTCCTATTGCTGTTGGAGATAGCGGAAAATTGTTGATGGGTGTTAGTGCTAATTATCCAACATGGACTGCTTCTACGTATCCAGATTCTGTTGCTATAGGTGATGTACTTGTAGCATCAGCGGCAGATACGATAGGAGTTGTAACAGGAGCGGCTATATCTGGGTATTTATTAACAGCAAATGGAGCGGGAACAGCGCCTACGTTTCAGGCACCGGCTCCTAGTGGAGTTCTGAGTGTATCGTCTACTTATCTTGATGTAACTGATGTTGCAGGAGCAGTAACTGTAGATACTTATGCTGTGTTGCAAAGTGATACAGGGTTTGAGTCTTGGTCTGCTGCGGGTCCATATTTTGATGATACTGTTTTAGGTGATTTTGAGCTTCTAGTTGGTGGGACTGGTTACATAAAAGGTGTACCTGTAACATGGGCTGGAGGTCAAACAGTAAGTGGGTTAACAGCTGGTAATACGTATTTAATTTATATCGACGATACTGGAACTATAGGTAAGACAACTTCTTTTGATCTAGCTACATTCCAGGATTATATTCCGTTATTTCAGTGTATGCGTGATAGCACTTTACCTACTAATAATCAGGTTACAGTTAAAGAGAACCATCCTTATGATTTTCCTGTTGCTGTATCTATATATGCTCATAATACTATAGGCTGTATAATAGAAAATCACTCTGGTGGAGCTAATATAACTCTTAATGGTACTCAAAAAATAGAAATAGTTGGTACTGATGAGTTAAGTGATCATGGGTTGTATACAACTATTCCTGATAGTGCGGGCGTGGCAGTTGATTTTGTTAAGATGCATACAGACGCATCGGGTAAATGGGTAAGGCAAAATTATAATGATACATTTACTGGTTATTATAATAATGCTGGTACGGCTACTGTATTAGATGCCAATAAATATGGTGTTTATACTCTTTATGTTTCTAAGGATAATCTTAATTCATCTATTCCTGTTTATGGAGCTGTTTTAGACACATCACAGTATAGTAATTTAGCTGCTGCAGATGCTGCCATATCTAATGGGACTACTGCTGTAGCGACAAATGAGGTTGCAAAGCTAGAGAATTCAAGGCTTGGATATATAATTTACCAAAAGAGTACTGATTCTATAATAGATGTAGTTATCTCTAAGGAAACTTTAACAACTGGCTCGTCGTTAGGTGGAACAAATCAAGCTTCGTTAGTGGTAACAAATGTAACTAATTTTGATGGTATTCTGGATTCTGCTGATACTACTGTTCAGGCTGCGCTAGAAACTATTGATGAATGGGGTAAGACGACAACAGATCATGCTTTGCTTTTAGGCAATGGAACAGGTGTTGCTATAGGATCATTAGCGGTTGGCGCGACAGGTGAGACTTTAATGGGCTCAACGGGAGCTGACCCAACATGGACAGGAAGTCCTTCATTTTCTGGTTCTGTAACATCTGGCACAGGAGTGACCGTAACTACCGGAGATGTAGATGTAAGTTCTGGAAGTTTAAAGTTACCGACTACTACATCAGCTGATGGTCAGATAATTCAAAATGGAACTAGACTTATTCATTCTTATGGATTAGCAGCTGACTATAATGTTTTTATAGGAAATTCTTCGGGTAACTTCACGCTAACACCTGGAACAGCGAAATATAATTTTGGATTTGGTTATAATACATTAAATGGTTTAACATCAGGATCTAGAAATGTTTGTATCGGAACTAGTTCTGGAGCGAATATATCGACTGGTGAGTATAATACGACTATCGGAAATGCAACTTTTTCTAATGGCGTTAGTACTGGATCTTATAATACGTGTATTGGCCAAGCTTCAGGATATAGTTATACGTCATCAGAGTCTTCTAACGTATGTATCGCTAATACTGGTACGGTTTCAGAGTCAAACACTATACATATTGGAACACAGGGAACTGGTAATGGACAACAAGACACTACCTATATCGCTGGTATTTATGGAGTAACACCTACAGGAGGCAATGATGGACTTGTTGTTACAGATAGTAATGGTCAGCTTGGTTCAACATTGACACCTACAGTGACATCTTTGACTACAACTGGTTCTGTAACAGCTGGCACTGGAGTAACAGTCACCACAGGAGATGTAGATGTAAGTTCTGGAAGTATTAATTTACCTACTACAACGGCTACTGATGGTCAGATAACCATAAATGCTAGCAGGTATCTTCATGCATATGGAACTAACAGTGTTTTTTTAGGCAAAGAAGCGGGTAATTTTACATTAACTGGAAATAATAATTTGGGGCTCGGATATCAATGCTTAAAATCTGTAACATCTGGTCAGGCCAACAATGGGCAAGGATCGCAAACATTGCCGGATTTGACGTCTGGGTCGTACAATACCGCGATTGGCCAGTCTGCGCTATTTGAATTAATTGATTCTGATCACAACGCTGCCCTAGGAAATAATACTTTAGGTCAATTATTGCATGGGTCTCATAATTTAGCCTTGGGACGAGCTAATACATATGCAGCTGGATATCTTTATACTGATTCTGAGAGTTATAATATATGTCTTTGCCATGAAGGTGTAGCTGCAGAATCTGGAAAAATAAGAATTGGTAATTCTACTAATCATAATGCTTGCTATATTGCTGGTATTTATGGAGTAACACCAGGTGGCACATTAAATGTAGCCTATGTTGATTCTAATGGTCAACTTGGTTCAGTGGCTTCACTAGGGGTTGCTAACGGTGGTACTGGGGCTGCTACATTAACTGACCATGGAGTTCTTTTAGGTTCTGGAACTGGAGCTATAACAGCTACTGCAGTTGGATCTACAGGGGAAGTTCTAATAGGAACCACTGGAGCTGACGCTTCTTGGAGTTCAACACCTACAGTAACAACTATGAATGCAACAACGTTTGATACTAATGTTGCAGCAGCTGGGTTAACGCTTACTGGTACTACTTTAGCTGCTGATGGTACAGATGCTAATATTGATATAGTTATTACACCTAAAGGTACAGGAACGATTCAATCTTTACCTGTTTATGGTAAATCAATAGGTGGTACTAATGCGGCTGTATTAGTTGATGATACTGGACTATTTGGAACAACTACATCATCTAAAAGGTTTAAAGAGAATATTTACGATATGGATTCGTATAGTTCTTCTATTTTGGATTTAAGACCTGTTGTATTTAACTATAAGAACGATCTTTCTAAGCGTAGGCAGTATGGTTTGATAGCTGAAGAGGTTATGGAGCACATGCCTTTGTTGGTTAATTTGGATGATGAAGGGTTGCCTTATAACGTTAAATATCATGATCTTCCTCAGTTATTATTAAATGAGCTTATTAAGCAGTCAAAAAAAATATCCAGTCTTGAAGATCGCCTTGAAAGCTTAGAAGCTATCTTAAAAGGAAAGGGTTTTTGATGACAAAGAAGTTTACGGGACAAGGAGTTTTAAACTATCGGGGTGTCAATGCGGTGGCGCCCCCTGATTTATCGTCGTATGAAAGAGCTCCTTTGACTACTGATTATAGAGAGTTTGATATAGGTCATTTGTGGTTAGAGTCGGGCACTGAAAATATTTGGATGTTGACAGATAAGGAGGCTCACGTTGCGACTTGGACTCTTATAACTGGAGGTGGAGTTGGTTCTATAATTCAGGTTAATGGTGGAACTAATATAACTACTGTTAACCCTACTGGTCCTACGGTAACAGTTAATTTGGATGACAGTGTTACTTTGGCTGGTAGTTTAACTATTTCATCTTTAGGTAAGGGTGTATTACAGACTAATGTTTCGGGTTTGGTTTCTACGAGCGCTGGCACTGATGGTCAGGTTTTGGTTGGCAATACATCTGGGGCGCCTGCCTGGTATACGCTTACATCTGCTGACGGTTCTGTGGTGTTTAACCCAGGTCCTGGAACTCTTGATTTGCAGGCTACTGGAGGAGGAGGCGGTGGAGGATTGACCTCTATGCCAACTGACAGTGGTACAGCGACTGTTTCAGCTACTGGAACTATAGATGTATTAGGTGGTTTAAACATTAACACGGCGGCTTCAGCAGCTCATGAGGTTACCGTTAGCCTAGACAACAGTATTTCTCTTTCTGGAACGATTACGTCAGTTGGAGATATTACGACAACTGGAGGCAACCTCGAGGTAGATACTGGAGACATAACGGCTACGTTAGGATCTATAACTGCAGGAAATGAGATTACAGCGGCTGCGGATATTACGACAACTGGTGGTAACATTGAGGTAGATATAGGAGATATTAATGTTACGTTAGGTGATATTACTGTTGGTAATGACGTTACTGTTGGTAATGATCTGACTGTTTCTAGTTTATCTAATGGGGTTGTTCAGAGTTCAGCGGCTGGATTGTTTAGTTCTAGTGATGGAACAGTTGGTCAGTTATTGATAACTGATGGTGCTGGAACTATTGCTTGGGCTAATTTAACTGCTGGTTCTAATATAGCGATAGATGACAGCAGTGTTCCGGGTCAGATTACAATATCTGCAAGTGGTGGTTCGAGTGGTGTATCTCAGGTAGATGGTGGAACTAATATAACAACGGTTGACCCTACTGGTCCTACTGTAACTGTAAATTTGGATGATGATGTTACTTTAGCTGGTTTTTTAAACGCGGCTACAACAGTAACAGCTGGCACAGGAGTGACTGTAACAACTGGAGATGTGGACATAAGCTCAGGTAGTCTTAACTTACCGACGACAACGGCTACAGATGGTCAGATAATACAAAATTCATCGCGTTTATTACATAGCTATGGTAGTGATAATTTATTTTTAGGACCTGGTTCGGGTAATTTTACATTAACAGGAGATTTTAACTTAGGTCTAGGTCAATCATCGCTAGACGCTTTAACTTCAGGAACCCGTAATGTTTGTATGGGAAGTGACGCTGGCGGTAACTTAACAACAGGAAGTGCTAACAATTTATGGGGTGTTTCTACTGGGGGCTCGTTAACTTCAGCGGTTTATAACACTTTTATTGGTAAGACAACAGGTGTATTCGTAACAACAGGCTCTTATAACACGGCAATAGGATGTTCCTCAGCCTCTAACGCTGACGGAACTGGTTATGGTGCTGGTGCATCACTTGGAACAACAAGTAGCAGTAATATTTTAATTAGTAATGACGGTGCAAGTGAGTCTAATACTATACGTATAGGTATAGATGGCTCTGGAGATAAACAGCAGAATCGCGCGTTTATAGCTGGTATCTATGGAGTAACTCCTGTTGGTGGAATAGAAGTTGCTATAGTTGATAGTAATGGTCAGCTTGGTTCAGTAAGTACAGGGACATCGGGCTATGTATTAACGTCTAACGGTCCTGGTGTTTTGCCATCATTTAAGGTATCCGGTGGTGGTGGAGGTGGTTTATTAACTAACCCTACTGATAGTGGAACAGCGACTATTTCTGGAGCTAATGCAATAACATTGCATGGTGGCACTAACATAGGAACTGTAGCAAGTGGAGCTAGTGAGGTTAGTATAAACTTAGACCCAAGTATAATTTTAACTGGTTCGGTTACAGCTGGTACAACTCTAGCGGCGGGAACTTCGGTTACAGCAGGTACTACGATATCGTCTACAGGTAATATCACGTCTATTTCTGGAAATGTGTCATCAACGGCAGGGTCTGTTTCTGCTGGAACAACTGTAACAGCTGGTACATCTATAAGTTCAGGAACGTCTATTACAGCTGGTAGTACATTGGCGTCTACAGGGGCTACGACAGTAGGAACAGCGTTGACTGTTTCTGGTTTAGGTCGCGGCGTTGTACAGAGCTCTGCGGCTGGACTGTTTAGTTCTAGTGAAGGCACTGATGGTCAAGTATTAATTGGATCTAGTACTGGAGCGCCTGCGTGGGCTTCTTTGACTGCCGGATCTGGCATTTCTATTACGCCTGGTGCTAACAGTATAACTATCACTAATACTGGTGGTGGAGGAGGAGGAATAACCACTATAAGCGGTGGAGATAATATCGTAGTCAGTAGTCCAACTGGACCGACTACTACGGTTAGCTTAGCCAATCCAATTGCATGGAATTATGCTGGTCAAATAACAATGCAGGGAGGTAACTTTTTAAGTGGTCCTTTAAATGGTCGTAGTGTTGCATTGGGTGCTGGATCTGGCGCTGCTGATTTTAGTGTTTCTGTTGGAGCAGGATCATTGCAATTAAGTACTGGAGGTTATAATACAGCTGTTGGATACGGAACTGGATCTTTAATAACATCTGGAGATCTTAATGCTTTAGTTGGACATAACTCTGGGGCCTCAATAACAACAGGAGGAAGTAATACACTTGTAGGGTATAGAGGCAGACTTACATCTGGTACTAGAAATGTAGGTATAGGCATCGATAACTATGGAGGTCCAACAACAGGAAGTTACAATACTCTTATTAATGGTGGTTTCGATCTCGCTTCGTCGGAATCTAATAATGTTTTAATATCTAATGATGGAGTTGTTGGTGACAATAATACGATAAGGATAGGTACAACCGGAACTGGTAATTTTGAACAAAATAAGCTTTTTGTTGCAGCTACTTATGGAACAAATATAGGAACAGGTTCGCTAGTTTACGTTAATTCAGATGGGCAGCTTGGAACAGTTACATCAGATGCTCTTCCAAGATCTGCGTTTAGGGCGTATCAGGCAAGTAATAGAGCTAATGTCACTGGAGATGGTAGTACGTATTGGCTTGGTGCTAATATCTCAATGGTAGAAGAGTATGATTCTGGTGGTGATTTTTATCCTGGAAACGGAGCTGGATCTAATGCAGTATTTACAGCACCTATAACTGGATTATATAATTTTACGTTAAGTATTTTGCTTACTAACCTTCAAGAGCCGCCTCCAGATCCGCCTGTTTATATTTATGTATATACTGATCCATTAAATATAGTGACAACATCTAAAACTTATCAATTGATTAACCCTGCCTTAGTTTATAATGATGAGCAAACGTTGTTTTATACGGTATTTGCGAGGATGTCTGCTGGTGATACTGCCCAGTTTAACTGTGCTATCATAGTTGAGCAGGGAACCAAAACAGTAGGTGTTGGAGCTACCCATACTTGGATTGGTGGATTTTTAATAGCTACTTAATATAAGGAGTTTTAATTATGAAAATAAAGATAGATGACAGAGTTATATTTGAGTTAGATGATATAAAGAAAGCCATTTTTAAGGATATTATTTTTGAGGAAGATTTTGAGTCTGAGATTGAGAGGCTTGTTAAGTGGGTCTTGGAGCATAATTTGAGTAATATAACTAGATCTTTAAGGGAAAAATGGATGCCTTTATTGGGTGAGATGGGTATTGATTCTATACCTACTAGTGATGAGGGTTTTGCTAGGGTTATATTTAAGCATAAGAGTTATAAGAATAGATCTAAGCGGGATAAGAAATTTCCGGATAAGATAAAAAGTATAAGTGATCTTCCTCCGGGTAGATAATTATAAAAGGGGCCTTCGAAGGCCCCTTAATGTTTTAGCACAACTGCTTCATGGGTTGTTTTTTTGTTTTAGTGAGGTCGAGGTTAGTAAGGTCTAATGTATCTTTTTTTATTATGGCTTCTTTTGTTATTTTGTCTTGTATTATTTTGGATGTGTTTTCTGGGTCTAGAATGAAGTATACGTTTACTTCTTGGGTTTCTGGTTCTGGTTGATGGCTTGTGTAGTGGTTAATTATTAGATACGACATGATGCCGGAAATGATTGAGAGTATTATAGCGGATACCATTTTTGAGTAGCTCATTCTTTATCTCCTTAATATTTGAATAAGTCTTTCTGTGTTTATTTGGTCTTTGTTGTTTATTAGCTTTAAGCATACATCGATAAACTCTTCATTAGAAAGAAGGTTACTAAAAGTCATGCTAAGTATCATTTCTATAGGTTTCCATTGCGGATGTTTTAAGCTTGTTGATGTTTGTACGTAGTAAACATCTCGCTCTCCTGAAATTACTTTTATTATTGTTCCATAAGGTTCGTGTGTAAGTTTATTGGGTGGAGTATATCGTTCTATCATTATCGTCCGAGTTTATTTTTTATTTCTCGTATTCTGTTGAGTGCGGTTCTGTATTTAGATTTAGGTAGGTCGGTTATGCTTTGTATTCTGTATGCGTCAAGTATTTCAGATCGGAAGTCATCGAGGTTTACCATTTCGTTTTCTATTTCGGCGACTTGGTCTTTAGATATTGGCTCGAAGCTTTCTTTTTTGGAGTCGTAGACGTTAGCGCCTGATGCTGCTCTTGCTATTATCTCTCTTGCGGAAGCCATTTGTCTTACTGCGTTGTCATCGTCAGGGTTATTAATTACAGTGATACTTAAAATGGCCATGATCTGAGTTCGTGTTAGGTGCATAAGCGCTGATGAATATGTTTGGGTGTCGTTCTTGGATGGGAGTAGTCTAGCTCGGGATTCTATCCATTGACCTGAGGAGTGCCATAATCTGGTTTCTAAGATAGTTTCTCCGCTGTCTAGTATGATTGTCCTAGTAGTGATAGAAAGATCGTTCTTAGAGAGTAGTGGTCTCATGTTAGTTAGGATTAGGTCTAGGTCTGCGTAGTCGTTTCCGAAGTAGCTGTCTTTTCGGTTATATTTTATTTGAGGGTATTCGCTAAAGGTTTTTGCAAGTGATGCGTTGAGCTCGTTAGTTTGTTGTGACTGGTAAGATTTGCTGTATGGTTTTTCTTTATTTATTTTATCTATTTTTTTAGTTAGCTCTTCGATAGATTTAAGCAGTGTTTCGTTACTTATATTACTTTCCATCAACTCTCCTTAGGTATTAAGACTCGTTGTTAACTAACTTATTTTTAGGCTTTCTTCCTGGTTTTTTCTTGTTGTGTAGTTTATCTAGTTCTTTTCTGATGCCGTCTGTTGCCTTGATTATTGATTCTTGGCTAGAGATTATATGGCCTACCGATTTCCTTGTAGACATTAAAATTTCAAGGGTTTTGTTCGTAAGATCGTATGCATCTTGCAGCGCATTACATGATTTACGGTAAACTATGGATGATGTTATTAGCATTGCTCCACATAATACTACTAAGTAAAAATCTATCATTATCTCCCTTTCTCGTTTTTATGGTTTATCGCCTTTATTACTCTTATTTATATCCATTATTATCGTCTTCTTTTGCATCTACAACTCCGGTTATATCTTGGTAGGAGTATCTTTTTAGGTATGATCTTGTTGACCCAAACTCTTGTTGTTTAGATAGTCGTGTGTTGGGGTTTATGTAATCCAAGATGCTTACTTTTGAGCTTATCCATTGTCCTGATGAATGTAAAAGTAAGGTTTTAAGGTTTCCGTTAGTATATGTCTGAATAACGGATAGTCCGTTTTTGTTTAAAGAAGGGTCAGCTGCTTTTTTAAGGTCTGCAAATGTAGCATAAACTGAGTTATGAGCTCTTGAGTCTTTTCTGGCTACAGACATGGTGGCCTGTGCCGCAGCTAAGGCCTCTGCAAGCTTATCTATTTCATCTGAGCGGTATGGCTCTGATGGCTCTTCTTGTTTATCGTTAATTACTTCTTTTA